AATCCCAGCTTTTGAGGTTTCGGCCACTATTCCAAGTGGTGATTCTTCAACAAGAGTAGGTTATCTTCCTGATACTGTCCAGGTATTTTATATCAATGTTGCTGGAGAAAATAGAGCTGTTATTGCTAATGGCGCTACTCCAGGGGAGCTAACTGACAGCGTAAGAGATTCAATTAAAGAAATCCTTACTGAAAAACAAATTTCTGAATACTATGACGTTGAGTCAGTTACGGTTGATTATTCAGGTTTAGGAGCAAATACTTACGCCCCTAATAATGGAATTGCGATTAGTACTGATCCGGCAGTAGCTGGTTATCCTGCCCTAAGACCTTCTAATGACGGAAGACAACTTACTGGGGCAGTCGCTGTTACTTCAGGTAATACGACGATTACTGGAACTGGCACTAAATTTACTGAAGAGTTGTATGCTACTGCTCCTATTGTAATTAATGGATATAGATTTACTGTTAATTCTATTACTAATGATACCTCTTTAGTAGTAACTGAGTCTCCTACTTTCTCAGTAACTTCGACTACTGCAAGCTTAGATAGCTCGGCAGCGAACGGATTTTTCCGCCATGACTATGTTCTTAGATTAAAAATTACATCTAAAAACGGAACTACTTCTCCAATTAGTGCTGGAAATAACCGTTATGGCATTAGAGATACTAACGTTGCTAGAGTGGGTTCCCTTGATGAAGCTGCTGATTTTGCTAATTATAAGCTAAGTGCTAAAGCTAGAGCTCAAGACTTTGTGTATGCAATTGAGCAGGGAATGGGATCAGGCTCTTATGACCCCGGATTTGTATTTGCTCCAGAAGCATTTGGTGGATTAACATCAGAAGTTGGTGGACTTACAAAACTTACCGCTAGAAGAGAAAGAATTAAGGTTACCCAAGCTCTATTAAAAGCTGCTGAGGGTAAATTAGGTGAAACTGAAGGAATTTCAGGGACACAACATATTGCCTTAATTGATAGCGGTGGGGACGAAAATACTCTTAGCGAGACTCAAGATGAATTGTCTTACATTAAGAGTACCGCAGGGGCTCCATTCGGTCATATGGCATTTTATGCTCCTTATCAAAAAAATACTGCAGATAGATTTGTACCACCAAGTGGATATATCGCTGGAATTGCCTGCTCTCGTTATACTAACGAAGGTTTCCAACAACCTCCTGCTGGAGCTAGATACCCACTTAGAGGCAGCGTCGGAGTTAAGTTCGATATTACTGCTCAACAACAAGAGGTTACTTACCCTCTAGGCATTAACCCAATTAGAAGTCTTCCTAACAGAGGAATTGTAGCCTGGGGAGCTCGTACTACTAGCTCTAATGCTCTATATAAGTTTGTTAATACCAGAGCTATTTTAAACGTATATGTAGATGCTCTTTCTAAGAGCTTTGATGATGTTCTTTTTGAACAAATTGACTCAGCTAATACACTTTACTCAAGAGTTAAGTCTATTGCGTCTCAAGTAGCATCTCAGCTTTACCGCCAAGGAGCTCTATTTGGAGCACGTCCAGAAGACGCGTACTTAATTGTATGCTCTGACGCTAATAATTCTACTGTTAATTTAGAGAACGGATCTCTAGTACTTTCATCTTATGTTGCTACATCTCCTACTCTTGAACGTTTACTAGTAGAAGTTATTAGAACCCCAGCGGGACAAGTTGGTCAAATTCAGGACTCTTTCGCTAGAAATTCTGAAAGATTTGATTATTTACTGAATAACGCAACTGTTTGATTAAAATGGCCAATAATAAAGAATTAGTTTTAAATTCTAATGAGCCGCTGTCTTCACAGCAGCCTAAAAAAACTGTTCACATTGAAATGTTCAAAGCTGGTCCTCAGATTAGCTCTACTGGACAAAAAATGATGTTTACAGAGGGCGACTTAGATGAAGTTATTGGTACCTACTCTCCAGAACGTCATGAGGCTCCTTTAATTATTGGTCACGATCAAACTGACTCAACCCCTGCATTGGGGTGGGTGAAGGATATTTGGAGAAAAGGAAGAGCTTTATGGGGTAACGTTGAACTTACCCCTAAAGCAGAAAAACTAATTAAAGATGGAGTTTTTAAAAAGGTAAGTAGTTCTTTCTATTTACCTGACGCAGAAACTAATCCCCACCCAGGGAAATTAGCTCTTCGCCATCTTGGGCTAGTATCTATTCCTGCAGTAAAGGGCCTCTCAGCATTCTCTGAAGGAGAGGCTAATGACGACAAAGTCGTTGACCTAATACCTCAATCGGGTAAAACCATTATTTCGTTTAAAGAAGCTTTAGAAACAAAAAACTCTACTATGACTAGAAAAAAGAAGCCCGTTGACAAGGTCAAGGACGTCTCGGTAGATCAAAATGTTGATCATGCCGAGGGTTCAATGACCGTCAATATCAACATTGGTAGTGGCGGCGGGGCCCCTACTGTTTATGACGACTCTGGTAATAAAGTTGATGAAACCGGAGCACCTGCAGACTATCAAATGAAGTATGCAGACGAGGAAGAAACTGAATCTAAGTTTCCACCAGCAGAAGACGAAGAAGAAATGGGTTCAGATGAACCTATGGACGAGTTGTCAGATGAGCCCATGGATGATGAAATGGGATCTGAAGGAGAAGGAGAAGAGCCTATGGATGAGTCGCCAGACGAGCCTATGGGCGATGGTGAGATGGAATCTGAAAAGGAAGGCGAAGAAGAGCCAGCTGGAGATGACGGAAGCGAGGATATTTCTGATGACATTGAAAATGATGACAAAAAAATCGCATCTCTGGCCGCCGAATACGACGAAGACGAGCTCTTCCAAGCATTGGCTCTGAAAAAACAAGCGACTTCTATGATGGAAAAAGACGCTTCTTATGGCGAGATGCCTGAAGGTCTTAAAAAACATTTAGAAGAGAAAAAAGGAGGAGAGGACGAAGAGGAAAAGGAAAAGGAAAAAACTGATATGGCAGAGGATAAGGAGGAAGACAAGGAAGAGGACAAAGAAGAGAAAACTGATATGGCAGAAGACAAGGAAGAGGAAGAGGATAAAGAAGAGAAAACTGATATGGCAGAAGACAAAAAAGAAGACGAAGACGAAGAGGAAAAGAAAAAAGAGAAAACTAATATGTCGGAAAAGATTAAAGAAAAAGAAGAAACAGCTTCTTGTGCTGAAAATTCTAAATCCTTGGCTACTGAATCTCTCGATCATAGCGAGCTCGCTATTGGAGATCAGAGCATTGAGTCACTTAATGCCCGCGTAGCCGAACTTGAGGATGAGCTTAACAAGCAAAGAAAGCTCGCTCGTGAGAAAGAAATTTCTTCGTTTGCTGAAGGACTTTATGAGTCCGGTAAGCTTACAGAACAGGTTGTTCCTAAGTCCGATCTTGTTCGTTTCATGGAAACTCTTAACCATAAGAATTCTGTGAATTTTTCTGAGACTGGTAAGGCATCTCAGTTTGACTTCATGCGTGGAGTTCTTGAGTCCCTACCTTCAATGGTCTCGTTTGAAGAATTTGCTAATCCATCTACCGCCCCTGATAAGGCAAAGATTGTTGAACCAAACGCTTCAGGATTTGCTTATGACCAATCCAACTTAGACATTCACTCTAAAGCACTATCTTACTCTGAAGAGAATGAATGTGATTACTTAACAGCAGTTAAGTTTGTTATTAATGATCAAAATTGAGGTATTTTACTAATGGCAACTGATCCACGTTATATGTCTTTTGATCACCAGTACGTTGAAACTGTTGAGCTTACTGATGCTACTAATCTAGCAGCTGGAGTAGAGGCTCACAGATTCGTAACACGTACCGGTGCTTACCCTTCAGCCTACGGTTATGCAGCCGGGGCTACTGTTTATGACATCCCAGGTCAGGGAGAATTGACCGCTAAAGGCTATCAAGTCGATGATGGAAGCACCCTTATCTATGAAGGTCAGCTTAATCCATCTACTACACCTTATAAGCCAGGAGTATTCCCCTATCAGGGCTTACTTACTGTAGTTACTGAGGGAATTGTTATTGTTGAAACAGCTGGAGCTGTAGCCGTTGATGGCGCTATCTCCGCTGATGCCACAGGAAAGGCTCAGGCTTCCGGTACTACCGCCGGCAGAGTTGTCCTTGGAAGAGCTCTTGATGCTGCTGCCGGTGCCGGTGAGTACGTAAGAGTTAAGCTAGGCGACGCAATCGTTTGATAGATATTAAAGGAGAATATTAATCATGATGAATCTAGATCAGGTACGCGTAATTGACCCTATTCTTACGCAACTCGCTCAAGGCTATAAGAATGCCGAAGGCGTGGCTACATTCTTCGGTCCTGCGGTATCTATGAATACTCGCGCTGGCCGTACACTAGTTTTTGGTAAAGAAGCTTTTGCAGCTCAAAATTTCCTCCGTGCTCCAGGATCTAACATTCAAAAGATCCAGAATGAGTTCGGAACACGTTCTTTCTCACTACGCCAAGAAGCGATTAGTTGGGAAATTGCTGAGGAAATTGCAGCTGAAGCCAAAAACGGAGCAGCTCAAATGGATCTACGACAGTATGCTTCCAAAGACGCTGCTAACAGACTCATGCAGTCTTGGGAAATCCAAGTTGCAACCGCAGTAACTGATGCTGCATCTTATGAGTCTACTTGCGTATTCGACCTCGCAACTCGCGCTGGAGGTGCTGACCAATTCAACCAGGCTACTTCTGACGTTGAAGTTCTAATTGACGAAGCTAGAGAGGCAGTTCGTTCCCAGATTGGTATCTATCCTAACAAGATGGTCATCTCTCCTGACGGATTTAATGCCCTCAAGCGTAACAAGAGAATCAGAGACTTCATGCAACGTGGAGTTCTTGTTAATGAGGCTTCCCTTGCTAACATCTTTGGTCTTGACGAAATTCGTGTTGCACGTCGTCTCAAGCTTAATCAGTCTACCGGAGCTCTTGAGAATATCTACAATAATGTAGCTGTTCTTTTCTATCAGCCTTCCGGTTCTACTGATGGTTTCTCTCCTGCACTTGATGCAAATTATGGTAACCCAGCTTTTGCTTATACCTATACTCTATCAGGTTATCCCATTGCTACTCCAGAGCGTTTCAATATTGAGCGCAGAGTATTTACTGGTGATATTCTTGTTGAGCGTTCCTTCGAGCTCGTAGGAATGGGAGAGAGCGGAAAAGTTGGAGCTGGAGCTATCATGACCAACTTGGTTGCTTGATAGTTTTAACTAAAATTAAATAAGTCTCTTTTGGTCGACCTTCGGGTCGGCCCTTTTTGTTTAAAGTAATATAGAACTCTATAAGTCTATGCCAGGTCCACAACCACCAAGAGATATTTTTGGAGTTGCAAATAATTGTAACCCAGCTACTGTAGACTATTTTATATCAATTTTTGGTTTTCAAGAAGCCGTAGAATTAAGTAATATTGAAGATCCTACAGGGAATCAAATAGATAACAATAAAATACAACTTGCTCTTAATGATGCTGGTCAGTTAATTAATAACTATATTGACAGTGCGCCGCCTCAGGGTAAGACTTTTATTGCTGGGTCTTATAGAAGAACTCAAGCAACTATAGCAAGATATTATCTTGATGTATTAAGGCCACGTACTCAAGTGCAAGAAGCTGCGGAAAAAGCAATGCAGCAACTTGAGTTATGGGCTGCAAAAGATAGCCCAAGTAGCGGACTTAAATGGGAGGAAGCTTATAAATTCTGGAGATCCGGGTGTTCTATGACCAGAAGCTCCTATCAAAGGGGCAGAAGCTTTACTGAAGCGTCTCTTAATAGATGGGTACTTCGCGAAGGAGGTAATAATCGCCGCTGGCTTGCTCCTAATAGAGAAGCTTTTGTTTCTAATAAAACTAATAGGTCAGCCTTATCACTTGAAACCCAAGGGGTGAAGAAAGTAGTTTGAAACAGTACTCAAGAAGTTAATGATTTATTTGATGCA